GTCGCGCACACAGCGTCTCAAAATGAAATCGGGATTTGGGACGTCCCTGCAACGGCAGGGTCCAGGAGAGTAGAAAGGAGGGTGGATCGAGGGCGTCTGGACCTTTAGGGGGTAGAAAAAGGTCCTTCCTCGATCTCTCCCCCTGCCTGGAATCATGAGGTACGGCAGCGTCCCTTGGCTAGATGGTTGGAGGCGGCGAGCCAGCCCCACCATTACGCCGTAGCGTCAGGGTCTTCACTGGCCCGCCTGGGTGGGCTCCCTACCTCCGGTCTTTAGGGGTGATCAGTTCCCCATACCCCGAGTTCTCGGGGGCTTCACCACCCTACAGAGGAGTCTAACCATGGAATTCACCACGCAGCCCTTTCCAGAGGGCGAAGAGGGAGCGCCCGAGCGGGCATCCGAGGAAGTGGTCATCCAGCCTGAGCCCAGCCTGATAGCCCCTCGCTGGGGCTACAACATGGACAAGAGACCCAACAGCCGTCCCTTGCCCGATCCGAGCCTGCGTGCGTAGGCGGCTGTGAGCCTGGCAACGGTGGCTGATGCCTACCAGTCCAGCCTCCCCCTGTGCTAGCCCAGGGTGCCCCAATCGTCGCCCTTGCCCTGAGCATGGCAGACGGGTAGGGAACCCAACCGACAGGCAATTGGATACCCGAGCCTGGAGAAGATTCAGCCGCTATGAGCGGACCCGACAGCCGTTGTGCCAGGACTGCCTAGTCGAAGGGAGGGTGACCATTGCCACGGATCCGCACCACCTGGAGCGCCGTTCCCGGGGAGGACCTCTCATCACAGATCGGTTGGTGATGCTGTGCGCTCACCACCATGGCAAGCGGACGGCACGCGGCGAATAACGCAGTGCGTGAGACCAAGAGAGTGTCCTCGTGACCGTCGGTCGCAAGCCGGCGCACGCCAAGCTCAAGCTGCTCAATGGCCGCCATGCTGGCGTGGATAGCGGTGGCCGCAAGGTCGAGGAGGGGCCTGCCTTTCGCCGCCTGGCACCCGAGAAGCCATCCGATCTCTCATCTCAGGCCTCCGAGCATTGGGATCTGGTCGTACCGGAGCTGATGCGCCTGGAACTCACCAAAGCTCTGGACGCTGGTGCGCTGGCCATCGCTTGCGAGACCTTCGCCCGCTGGCGAACAGCTCAGGCACAGGTGAACCAGCAAGGTCTGACCATCGAAGTCACGGTCAGGCGTGGTCAGGATGAATGGGCTGAGCCGCGCCCCAATCCAGCAGTGCGGATTGTGGAGGCGGCATCGCGTGAATACCGAGCCTGGGCTGCCGAGTTTGGGCTAACGCCGTCAGCCGAGGGGAGGCTGGGCACGAAGGAGGCCAAGGGTGCCAGCGCCAATCCATTCGCCGGACCCGCGGCTATCGGCTGAGGTTCGCTACTACCTGCGTTCGCGCAGCATCCCCTTCCCGGACTGTCCGCCCAAGATCCTGACCCCCAGCCCCGGCGAGGCTGAGAGGGCTGTCTTCGATCCCGAGCGCGTGGACCGTGTCCTCGATGTCTTCGGGCGCCTTCGTCACACCCAGGGGGAGTGGGCCGGGCGCCCACTGAGGCCAGATCCCTGGCAGGTTGCCTACATTCTCGCCCCGGTCTTCGGTTGGGTCGTACCAAATGACCGCGGCCACTGGGTCCGTGTGGTCCGCAAGCTCTACGTGGACATCCCGCGCAAGAACGGGAAGACGACGACCTGCGGCGGTATCGCCGTCTACCTGACGGCGGCCGACGACGAACCGGGCGCTCAGGTCTTCGCCGTAGCGGCCGGCAAGGAGCAGGCGCGATTCTGCTTCAACCCGGTGAAAGCGCTGGCTGAACAGTCAGGCGACCTCTCGCCCTTCGTCCGGACCACGGCCGAGAAGGTGGTCCACATCCCTTCCGGCAGCTACCTCGGCGTCGTCTCCTCGAAGGCGGACCTGATGCACGGCGCCAACGTCCACGGCGCCATCATCGACGAGCTCCATGTCCATAAGACACCGGACGTGGTGGAAGCGGTGGAGACCGGAACTGGCAGCCGCCGGCAGCCGCTGGTGGTGACCATCACGACCGCCGATGACGGGCGCCGGGAGACCATCTACGCCCGCAAGCGCGACCGCATCGAGCAGCTAGCTCGGGGTGCGATCGTGGATCCGACGACCTACGGGGTGGTCTGGGCGGCCGAGGAGGGCGACGATCCCTTCGCCGAGGCGACCTGGGCTAAGGCCAACCCCGGCTACGGCATCTCTCCGACTCGGGCTTACATGATCGCCAACTCGGCCGAGGCTCAGCAGTCGCCGGCCGACCTGGCCAAGTTCCTGCGCCTTCACCTCGGCCTGCGCACCAAGCAGGAGACGAAGTACCTCGAGCTGGGGGCCTGGGATACCAACCAGACGGTCCTTGAGGAGGACCAGTTGACTGGCCGGGAATGCTTCGGGGGCCTGGACCTGGCCTCCACCAGCGACCTCTGCGCGCTGGCCTGGGACTTCCCAGACTGGAAAGGCGGTCATGACGTCATCTGGCGGTTGTGGGCTCCAGAGGCTGCCCTGCCTTCCCTCGACAAGCGCACGGCGGGAGCAGCGCGAGTCTGGGTCCGGAGCGGACTGCTGATCCTGACTCCAGGCAACGTCGCCGACTATGACCACATCCGTCAGCAGATCAACCGCGACCGCGTCAGCTTCCAGGTGCGCGAGATCGCCTTTGATCCTTGGAACTCTTCGCAGCTGGTCAATGACCTGGTCGGTGACGGAGCCGCCATGGTCCCCGTTCGCCAAGGCTTCGCTTCTCTCTCGCCGCCCACCAAGGAGTTAAAGCGGCTGCTGCTGGAGGGCTGTGAGAGCGAGCCTCGCTACCGGCACGGAACCAACGGCTGCCTGCGCTGGCAGGTGGACAACTTTGCGGTAGAGATGGACGCAGCGGGCAACGTGAAGCCGTCTAAGGCGAAGGCCGGCGACAAGATCGACGGGGTGTTGGCCAGCATCATGGCCCTGGATCGAGCGATGCGGAATACGACGGCGACCTCGGTCTACGAGAGCCAGGGCGTCTTCACGGTGGGATAAGAAACAGGAGGCGACCGTGGCATCGAGCAATGTGTGGATTCCCAGTGGTGCCTTCACGGCGACGCAAACGTCGCCGGACATCTCCACTAAGGGTGCCAAGGGGGTTCTTCTGGTGGTCGATATCACGGCAGGCTCGTCCTTGTCGCTGACGCCGGGTATCAACGGCAAAGATGCGGCCAGTGGCAAGTACTACACGCTGCTGGGAACTGTGGTGGCGCTCACGGGGGTAGGCACCACCAAGTACTTTGCTGGCCAGTACGCGCCAGCAACCGCCTTGCTCACGCTGGCTGGGGTGGTCGGCTGGTTACCTGAGTTCGTCCAGCTCGTGATGACGGCCGGAAACGCCACGTCTGCGACTTACTCCGTGGGATACGACCTCATCTAGTGCAGAGGCCACGACTCAGGGGTCTGAGGCTGCCTCGTCCGGATCTGAACGAGATCCTGGTCCTGATCGGTCTGCCGGTTTGCGGGGTGGCGCTCTGGCAGCTAGCGCCGCGGGCCTTCTGGCTGGGGCTGGCCCTCTTGGGGGCGATGGCGGCTGGCTGGGGCGTCTACAGGGCAGGACGCCCTAGCTGATGGGCTGGCTGAGGAAGCGGGAGCGTGCCTTGCTGACCGGAACGGGACGCCTTCGACTGCAGATCAGACTGCCGTTAACCCGGAACACTCGGGGACACGCTCCCGACCCCAGTCTAGAGGATGGGCGCTGATGGGTTGGTTGAGTGCGGTGGCGCGTCCGCCTGCGGAGGGCAGGGCGACGAAGACGCCGGGGGTATCGCTCAGCAACCCCTCCTCCTGGTTGGTCGACCTGCTGGGCGGCCCTGACAGCGCCACCGGCATCCGCGTCACCGAAGACTCGGCGCTCACCTCGGCCGCGGTGTGGGCGTCCGTGAAGGTGATCAGCGAGACCATCGCCGCCTTTCCGCTCCAGGTCTACCGGCGCCTCCCCAGCGGTGGTCGCCAGTTGACGCCCAACCACAACGTCTATCAGCTCGTACACGGGGCGCCTAACCCTGAGATGACGAGCATGGAGTGGCGGGAGACCTCCTTCGGCCATCTCCTGCTCTGGGGCAACAGCTACAGCGCCATCGAGCGCGACAACGCTTTCGAGCCGATCGCGCTCTGGCCCCTACGCCCTGATCGGATGCAGGTCTGGCGAGATCCCGAGACGCACGCGCTGACCTACAGCTACTCGCTCTGGCAGGGCGGCACGGCAACCCTCGATCCCTACGATGTGATGCACGTCCGCACTCTCTCCAGGGATGGCATCCTGGGCATGTCGCCGGTCGGCCAGATGCGCGAGGCCATCGGGTTGGGCCTCGGTCTCGAGCGCTACGGGGCGGCTCTTTACGGCAACGGAGCCAATCCGGGCGGCGTCATCTCGGTCCCTGGGGTGCTCTCCAAGGATGCCAAGGAGAATCTCCGACGCTCCTGGGAG